GGATTATTGGAGTTCGATGCTGTACTAAATGACCCGATTGTAGCCGGGATCCGCGAGCGCTGGAAAGAGGTTTACGGCGGAGGGGATAATTGGGACATCGGCGTTTTGGACAGGGGCGGCAAGTATCAGCGGATTGGTTTACCGTTCAACGAGATGGGCTTCGGCGAACTGGACGAGCGCAACGAAAGCAGGATGCTAGGCCCGTTTGGAGTACCGCCTATCCTGATCGGGTCACGCCTGGGGCTGAACAGATCCACTTATGCCAACTACCGCGAGGCGCGCCAGGCTTTTTGGGAAGATACCGAAGTGCCTGAATTGATGCTATTTCAGGATGAGTATCAATATTTCCTACAATCCGATGACGGCGGTTTCGTGGCTTTCGAGATGTCAGGCGTTCCGGCACTGAAGCAGGATTCGCAAATCAAGGCGCAAATCTCAGGCGACGCGTTTAGTCGCGGGGCGATCACCAAGAATGAATACCGAGCTGCGATTGGATTGGATGAAGCAAAAGACGGGAATGTTTACTTTCTGCCGCTGAACGCTATACCAGTTGGGGCGACCACCGAGCAGGCGGCTACAAGCGCGGGGATGGAGAATGCGGAGGAAGATACGCGGGAGACCGAGAAAGCCCTGGCGGTGCGTGACCCGTCGCAGTGGTTATCCGAGGCGGTATTGGCGAACGCAGTAGAGGCGCTTGACCGGGCGACTAAAGCACTGGAGGCCAACAAATGAGTCGAGACGATAAAGATGCTCTTTTCTTGATCGTGTTTCTTATCTGTTTCGCGGCGTTGGTTGTTTTTCTATCCATTATTGAGCAGGAGATTGGCGTTGTCGCAGACAAGGCTTGTGTTTCTGCTGGTTATGCCTATGGTGTAGTTCAGTCATGGGGTGTAGCAAAATGCTACAACACACTGCCGTCGCTGGTTGAGTTTGATCCACTGCAATTTCTAAGGACGGAGACCAGCAAGTGATCGACGCCAGGCGCGCCGATGTGATCCGGGAGATGTGGCGGGTGATGAACTGCCTGCACATGGTTGGCGTTAGGCAAGGCGGCAATCGGCGCAAAGGTATGCTCTCTCAGCAAAAAGCTGCACACTGGAAGGCCATTGACCGCGTGGCGCGTTCCTGGGAGATCCCCTTCCGAGAGGGCGCTAGGCGGGTATTCAAACACGAACTGCGCGACCTTCTGGCGCTGGTCAATCAGGCGCAGAAGAAGGCGCTCCAGTTCAAAGCGACTGTCAACTGGGAATGGCTGATAGCTGAGGCAGATGATTACTACGCGGGCGCGGGTGACTTCTGGCGGCAGGTCTATACCCCGCTCATCAAGGGCGTCGTTACTGACCAGGTGAACCGCTGGTCTGCCAGTGTGGGGATGCAATGGGATGTGCAGAACCTATTCGCCCGTGAGTGGTTCAATTCGTATACCACCACATTTGCCAATCCGATCACCGCTACCAGCGAACGTGAGATTGCCGCGCTACTGAACCAGGCGCAGGCCGAAGGCTGGTCTATCCCGGGGACACAAGACAACCTGGAGACGCTTTTCCGTCAGTGGATGGACGGGGATGTATCGCCAGAAGACTTCGACTTTGCCGAGCAGCGATTGCCGCCCTATCGAACCGAGATGATTGCTAGGACGGAGACTATTCGAGCGAGCAACGCGGGCAGTTTCGAGCAGATGAAGGAATGGGGCGTGCGCAAGAAGGAATGGCTGAGTACTCAAGACGACCGTACCAGGGGGCAGGATGAAAAAGACGAGTTCGATCACTTTTCCGATTGGCCGCAAGGCCCAAATGGGGAGGTTGTCGGAATCGATGAACCATTTACGGGGACTGGCGAGGAGATGATGTATCCAGGCGATCCGAGCGGAAGTCCTGGAAATTTTATAAACTGCAGGTGCGCGCTGCTGCCGGTCTTGCCAGAAGAGCAGCCGCAGCAGGAACGGGATCAGACAGAGGAGCAGCTAACTGATGAAGAGCAGGAGGAAGAATGACGCCAGATGAAATTGTTGCCAACCGCGCGAAAGAGATACTGACCCTGATTGAGGGCGGCCATATTTTTGGCATTGCTGTCAATACCAGAAATATTGATCATTTGATAGTGGCCGCGTATTTTTGCGGTCAAATGTATCCGTTACAGTATACGCATATACCAATAACTACCAACAATGAACCAATCAAATCTTTCCAATCTTGACCGCCTCGCCTCGCACTACAACGCCCTGGGCTTTGGCATCGTGCCCGTCAATCGCGATGTAGTACACTACACCGCCGGGGATGGCAAACAGCATATATGCTTTTTGGCATATAATCCTGAGTTTGACGTGGTGATAGGCGAGATCACCGAGGCCAAGATCGTTTTTGTAAAAGCGAAACAGGAGCAATACCCGCAGATGGAGACGAAATGAACACAGAAGAAATCAGGAAAAAAGTCGCAGCGGTTCTCAATGTATTCCTACTGCTCTTGCTGATTGCTGCCGCGCTGTGGATTTCGTTTATCGTCTACATGATCATATCATCGGCGGTCGATGCCCTACTAGGAGTTCTGTGACCGCTGAAGAACGCGCTGCCCTGGTTGCCTATCTTGACGAACAGCGCCGTCACATGATTGCACAGGTCAAGGCGTGCGAGCGGCTACTCGCTGCGCTCAAGGGTGAACCGTGTTATAATAAGACGAACTTGGATACTACCGAGACGGTGAGCGTAAGCATACCGCCTCGCTAAACTGAATATCCGGCTTCCCTGAACTATCAGGCCCGCCACAAGTGCGCCTCCGCAATGCGCCCGCCACAAGCATGTGGCGGGGTTTTTTTTTTGGGGGGGGGAGATGTTTTCCCCCCCGCCGATGGCGTTTTGCCAGGGATCGGACTGTTCGGGCAAGGTTCTTTCTGGTTTATCGCTCATTGGTCACAACCTTTCAGATAGCGGGAATGGACAAACCCCGTCCAGTTCTCGAAGGTGACGAGTCGCCAGGTCCC